TCACCATGGGAATAGCACCCCGCCCGTGCGATCACCGACGTACTCGCGCAGCACCCTGTCCGCGACGCTCGTAATCGGCACCTGGCGCTTGTCTCCGTTCTTCGTTCGATCGAGAAAGACCGTTCGCTTCGCGAGGTTCACCTGTTCCACCGTGAGCGTGAACATCTCCCGCAAGCGCATTGACGATTCCAACGCCAAATCGAACACCGCCACCAGCGCGTCACGGTGTCGAAGCGTGAGCGCTCGCTGTTTTCCCTCCGGCTTCTGGCCGGCGAGAATTTGACGAATGCGCTCCTCCTCCCCCGCCTGCAGACGGCGGTCGCGCTCTGTATCCTCGCGCGGCCCCTTGCCGTTTACCGTCGCGACCTTACCGTCCGATTCGCTGTAACTGGCGTAGCCCTTTGGAAGAAGCCTGACGGGATTGCCGGGAAAGCTGTCAGCGTGGCGCCTGGCGAGCCAGTCCAAGCAGCGGGCGAGCGCTCCGACATGGTGACGGATCGTGGACGGGGCAAGCGCCTGAACGCGTTTCATATCCCCGATCCACTTCTCGACCCAGCCGTAGTCCAGTTCGGAGATTCGCACTGCGCCTATGCGGCCGATCTGCATGCCAAGTAGTTGGGTATCGGAGCGCGACACCGCCATCTTGTCGCGGTACTCCTCGATGGCCTCCGCCAAGATGACGATCCCGCCGGCCTGGCGTTTGAACTCGTCTGGGACGATGCCCCGGTCGAGCATCGCCTCCAGGCGCCTACAATAGGCCTCGCCCTCCTCTAGATCCCTAAAGGTGAGATAGAGCGGCTTCGGCAGCACACCCCTGCGCCGAACGACGAACTCCCAGGACTTGGAACTGCGCTGTCGCTTCGTCGGCATCGAGAACTCGCATCGACGGCAAATCGTCACGCTGACGAGTGGTTTTGCCACAAAACTGGAGTGGCACTGTGGGGGGGTGTTCGTTTTGGCACTTTCCAGTGAGGGGCCGGGGAGCCCAGAGGCCGCGTGGGGACTGGGGTTGGGGTGCGGCAGGCCCAATCGGCTAGTTGGCACAAAACCGCGCGCAGACTGAGCAGGTTTGCGCGGATTGTGGCACCGAGTCGGGCGAAACTGGGCGCGCGGTGGAAGTCCGGATCGTTCGCGGCTTTGGCGCGCGCGATGCGCGTCGAGGGGGCGCGGACGCGCAGAGTGCCGATCGTGAATGAATGATCGGTGCGGCGACGGCCCGGAGAGGCGCGTCGCTCGTGCAGGTACGCGTGAAGTTGCTGGAACGGGTCGAAACGGCGGCGGTCGGGCATGTCCTTCCGCCCCCTTCACGCGCTGCGCGACGGCGCGTTCGTAATGCAGAAGCGCAGGTAATTAGCGATATCCGTCTCGGTGATGGTCGCGCTGCGCGGCAGGAAGTGCGCGTAGAGCGCGCGCACGATGTAGCCCTCTTCCTCGATACTCATTCCGGACCCGGCGGGGTCGAGCACCTCGTCGGCCGCGCGCAGCACCTTTTCGAACAGCACTACGTCCAGATCGGCCGTCGCGCCGTGATAGGGCACGCCCATGATGACGGGCGGCGCGGGCGTGGCGGTGACGCCGAGCTTCACCTCGGGGGCCGTACGAAGCACATCCTCGAGCTGATCCGATCGGGCGGCCTCGGCCCGGTGCACCTCGTCCAGGATTACGGCCCCAGGCGGCCGCAGCACCCGCGCCTGCAGCACTTCTTCTTCCGTTACTACCTCGCCGCGCAGGTGCCGCCGGATCAGTCCGAGTAACGGGTCTGGCGGCGTGTACTTGCGCTTCACGCCACCTTTTCCACCTTGGGCGTGAACTTCTACGAACGGCCACCCTTCTCGCTCGACCAACTTCCGCCATCCCCGCTCTGAGAGCGGTGCTCCCGGAAGGCGAAGGTCCACCAGCTCAGAACATGAGAAGCGGTCCAGCTCGGAACTTGAGTTCCGAGCTTCAATAGAGTGTTCCGAGCTTTTTTCTTGTGTCATGTTTTGAATGAAATCAACAGGTTAGTCGTTATCTATCGGCGCGGCTCAAATTGCCTGCGCCCGATTTAGCTCGGAACTGTTGACGAGTTCCGTACAGGGCCGTACTATTCCGACATCAAACGGCGAAAGAGGAATAGACATGGCCCGCAAACCCCCCGCAAAAGACTGGGACCGCTATCAGGTGACCGCGGCGCTCAAGCGCGCCGGCATATCCTTCGCGGGACTCGCCCGCGCCCACAACCTGCACCACACCTCGGTACGCACCGCGCTGTACCAAAGCTCGCCGCGCTGCGAGGCGCTCATCGCCGCCGCCCTGGGCGTGCGGCCGGAATCGATCTGGCCGAGCCGCTACACCGCGGACGCGGTGGCCGCCAACCCGTGGCGTCGCCACGCTCTGGCCCGCCTCGGACACCCCGCCGCCGACCTGGCGGGCGGGAGTTCGGAACCAATTTCCAAGCATGAAACTGTATTTGGAAGTTTGCATTGTACCGAGCTTGCCGAGGGCTACAACGGCAGCGCGCGGGTCGCTGCGTAGACATCACCGCGTTGATACCGAAACGAGTAACCCAGGTCAGGACAGCGCGAAATGACGTCGTTTTTTGAGTTTCCACGGGAGGCAGACATGAGACGCGATGCGATGACCATCGATTTGTTCGAGGTGCCGCAGCCGCTTCCGGCGCTGGAAGGGACGCACGACTTCCGCACGGTGGTGTGCGGGCTGGTGTGCGAGGTGCTCGATCAGGCGAAGGCGGCCGGGCTGAGTCGCGAAGCGGTGGCGGCGGAGGCGGCGCGCCTGACCGGTCGGAACGTCAGCAAGGGGATGTTGAACAACTACACGAGCGTTGCGCACGAGGATTTCAACGTGCCGTTGTGGGTGGTGCCGGCGCTGGAGTCCGTGTGCGGTTCGCATTTGCTGACGCAGTGGCTGGTGGGCACCCGAGGCGGAAAGCTCCTGGTCGGGCGCGAGGCACTGAACGCCGAGCTCGGGCGACTGGAGCGGGCGCGCGACGAGGCGGCCCGGAAGATCAAGCAACTGAAGAACGTGATGGGAGAGCAGGCATGAGTCATCGGTCACATCAGCCGTTGCTCGATGGGGCGCATCAGTCCCTGAGCAGCAGCCAGAACCCGATCAGCAGCATGACGAGCCCTTGTCCGACGAAGGACAGTGACCAGGCAGACAGCGGGCCCGCCCCGGCGTCGATGAATTGCCCGGCAACGATGTCGAGTTGCCCCCAGATGATGAAGAACAGCGCCCTGAAAGAGGGCGGCCGGCGAGCGGTCGGGCGACTGCTGGTGGCAATTGTGCTGTTGGTTTCAGCTGGTGCGCAGTCGTGCGTGGTGCTCGGCGAAACCGGCGGGGCGCTCCCTGTCTGGGTGCTCTGGGGCCTTCTCCAAGCGGCGACGGTGGCGGGTATCGCCGCGATGAGCGCGGCTAGGACTGTGGCCGAAGCTTGATCAATTTCCATGAGGGTTCTTCCGTGAAGGTGAATGGTATGCAAGTTGGTAGCCTGCGGCGCCATTCTATCGGCATGAACCCTCGCCATTTCGAGGGAGGGGCGCAGCGATGACGCGCAAGACGCATTACTCGTGCGCGGAATTGGCGGCGCTGCGGTTGCCGGGGTGTCCGGGGTCCGAGCGGGGATGGAGGAAGGTCGTCGATCGCGACGGTTACTCCTTTACCGAGGTGCCGGTGCAAGGCGGAAAGAACGGCGTGCGCCGCGAATACGCCCCACCTGCCGCGGTCGCGAAGCTGATCGACCGCGCGGAAGGCATCGTCGCGGCCGGCGACCGGGCGGCGCGGGTATCGGCGGTGCTGGAGCAGTTCGACCGTGACGACGCGACGCGAGATGCGAACCGCCGGGCGAAGGGCGAGGCCGCGCTGGCGATGCTGGCGGAGGGGATGACCGACAGGCAGCGCAGCCGATTCGACGGCCGGCTGGCGATCGTGCAGGGGTGGGAGGTGTGGTTCGTGCAGGCGCAGCCGATGCGCAAGAAGGCCGGGCTGCATACGTTTGCGGCGCTGTACAACGAGGACCGCCTGCCGCCGCTGCCGACCATCACGGCGGCGGTGCGCGAAGCCTTCCCGGAGATCTCGTATCGCAGCGTGGAGCGCTGGCATGGCGACTACGAGCGCGACGGCCTGGCGGGGCTGATCGACAAGCAGGACGGAAAGCTGCTGAAGGATGTGAACGTCTTCACCAAGCAGCCGGCGCTCTACAACGCGGCGCTGGCGCTGATCGTACAGCGGCCGAACATCAAGGTCTCCGACCTGGTGGAGATGTTGCAGGAGGCAGCGGTCGACGGCGAGACGGGAGAGATCCTGTTCGAGGCGCCGAGCACGCATGCGGCGTACCGCTTCGTGAAGAACTGGAAGGCGAAGCACCCCGAGCTGTACCTGGCCGCGACGAACCCGGACGAGTGGAAGAACCGCTGCATGTCGGCGGTGGGCAACGCCAGCGAGGACGTGGAGCGGCTGAACCAGCGCTGGGAGATGGACGCGACGCCGGCGGACTGGATGCTGACCGACCCGGAGAGCGGGCAGCGGCGGCGCTACACGTGCTCGGTGGTGATCGACTTGTACAGCCGGCGGATGCTGGTGGTGCTGTCGCGCACGCCGAAGGCGCAGACGCACATGTTCTGCCTGCGCCTGGCGTTACTGGCGTGGGGCGTGCCGGAGGTGATCGTTACCGACAACGGGCAGGACTACAAGGCCAACGAATTCCGCATGGCGCTGGAGGCGCTGGGCATCGAGCAGCGGGTGACGGCGCCGTTTTCGCCGTGGCAGAAGCCGCACGTGGAGCGCGGCATCGGCGTGATGCTGCACAGCATCCTGGAGCTGCTGCCGAACTTCGTCGGGCACAACGTGGCCGAGCGCAGCGCGATCGAGTCGCGGCGGGCGTTTTCGGAGCGCCTGTTCCAGAAGGACAGCGTGATCGAGCTGGACATGCGCCCGGCCGAGCTGCAGGGGCTGATCAATGACTGGCTGGCCGGCACCTACGAGCAGCGCCCGCACGGGGAAACGAACGAGGCGCCCTTTGCGCGCGCCGCGGCGTGGGCCGGCACGGTGCGCCGCATCGATGACGAGCGCGCGCTGGATGTGCTGCTGGCACCGCTGATGGACCCCCGCACGCTGCAGAAGAAGGGGCTGCAGATCGACGGCGGCTGGTATGCCGCGCCGGAACTCTTCCGCCTGGTGGAGGTGGGCACCGAGGTGACGGTGCGCGAGACCGAGGACTTCGGGACGGTGGTGGTGCATCAGGAGGCGAAGTTCATCTGCGCGGCGATCTGCCCGGAGCGCAAGGGCGTGAGCCGCAAGGAGCTGGCCGCGCACGTGCGCAACGCGCAGGCGAAGCGGGTGAAGGAAGACAAGAAACGGCTGCGCCTGGCCAGCAAGATCGACCCGGACCGCATGGTGGGCGAGCTGCTGCGCAAGAAGGCCGCGAAGGCCGGAAAGCTGGCCGCGCTGCCGAGCCGCGAGACGGTGGCGCATCAGTCGGAGGGGCTGGAGCAGGCGGCGCGTGCTGCCAAACGGCTGGACGGCGGGCGCGAGGCCGCGCCGCTTTCCGCCGAGACCGCCCGCGCGCTGGCTGCCAAGCAAGCCGAACGGGCGATGCCGCCCGCCGCGGCGGCAGTGCAACCGCAGGTGATTCAGATCCCGGAAACGCCGGAGCTGCGCTTCCGCAAATGGCTGGAAATCAACGAAACCGCTGAACGAGGAGAGGTGATCGACGACGCAAAACTGCAGAAGTGGTGGGGGCTGTATCAGCAGTCATCCGAATTCGGCGCGCTGATGAGACGCCACAAAGCCGCCCTGAACAACACGGGCACCACGGTGGCCGCCGTGATGCCCGTCAGAACCGCAACCGCAATCTGAGACCGGATTATGAACATGAACGATTTGCCGAACAAGGCGCTTCCCGCGGGCGTGGTGCCGATCGCCTCGCTCGACCTGGTGAGCGTGACGCTCGAAAAACTGCTGAACCGCCACGCCAACATGGCCGGGCTGGGCGTGCTGTACGGCCCGCCGGGACGCGGCAAGAGCATGGCCGCGGGGGCGATGGTGAGCCAGTACCGGGCGTACTACATCCAGGTGCGGAGGGTGTGGAGCGTGAAGGTTGTGCTGCAGAAGATCCTGCTGGAGATGGGCGTGGCGGAGCCGAAAGGCACGCCGACGACCGCGGCGCTGCTCGACATGGTGACGACGCAACTGAGCAAGAGCAACCGCCCGCTGATCCTGGACGAGGCGGACTACCTGATCCGCACGGACAGCCTGATCGAGACCGTGCGCGACATCTACGAGGGCTCGCGCAAGCCGGTGTTGCTGGTGGGTACCGATGACCTGCGCACCGGGCTGCGCAAGTGGAAGCAGATGCACAGCCGGGTGTATGCGTGGGAAGAGGCGCTGCCGGTGTCGCTGGAAGACGCGGCGAAGCTCGCCACGGTGTATGCGGCGGGGGTGAGCGTAGCGCCCGATCTGCTCGCCGAGATCGTGGCGCGGGTGGATGGGTCGGTGCGCTACACGTGCGTGAACCTCTCGCGCATCCGCGACGAGGCCCTGGTGATGGGCGAGGACGAGATGACGCTGGCCAAGTGGGGCGACCGGGCGATCTACACGGACGACAGCGAGGGCGGCCAGTGATGAAGGTGCGTGAGTTGATCCAGATCCTTCAATCGCTCCCGCCGGACATGCCGGTGGCGGTTGAGGCCGATCCCCGCCACGTGTGCGGCGTGCGGGTCCAGACGGTATTTACCGGTTCGGCGCCCGGACAGCGCAACGAGGCATGGCTGGTGACCGCGGAGGGGCTGCACGATGTCGCGTAAGCCCGCCCACCTTGAAATGTCCGGCGGCAAGTCGCCACGCCAGCGGGTGTGGGAAGCCGTGCGCGGCCTGGTTGACTATGAAGGGGGTTTCACCGCTGCCGACGCGTCGCGCGCCAGCAAGGTCGAGCTCGGCATCGTCGCCGAGTACCTCAAGGCACTCCATGCGGGCGGCTACCTCGGCCGTCACGATGCTGCGCGCAAGGGAGAGCCACATCGTTACTGGCTGGAGCGCGATAACGGCATCGAAGCGCCTCGTCTGCGCCGTGACGGTTCAGAAGTAACGGCCGGGCGCGGCAACGAGAACATGTGGCAGGCGATGCGTCACTTCCTGCCGACGTTCGACTTCCGGGAGCTGGCCGCCTACGCCAGCACAGCCGAGCATCCGGTGCTGCCGGACACCGCCAAGGCTTTTGTGCTGACGCTGCACGCGGCCGGCTATCTGGAGGAAATCACTCCCGCCAAGCGCGGCTGTCAGGCCCGGCCGGCACGGTTCGCCCTGCGCGGGGACATGAATACCGGTCCGCGCCCGCCGATGATCCAGCGCACCAAGGCGGTGTTCGACGCCAACCTCGGGCGGGTGATGTGGCACGAGGAGCCGGAGTGGGAGGGTGCGCAATGAGCGACCTTTCCTACATGCAGGAACGCTGGTTCGAGGTGCTGAAGAGTGCCTGCGCGGAGCGCGGCGTAACGACCGTGGCGGCCGAGCTGGGGTTCTCGAACCACACGGGCACCAGCCGTGTGCTGGCCGGGAAGTACGGCGACACGAAACGTTTCGCTGCCCGCGTGCTGGCCCGACTGGATACGGTGAATTGCCCGCATACCGGTGCAAACGAGGCGCGCGCGCTGTGCCATGCGCAGCTCGCCGCCGAGCCGCCGACCCACAACCCGTACCGGCTGGCGCACTGGCATGCGTGCCGCCGTTGCGCCCACCGTCCGGAGGAATCATGACCCCCACCGAATTCTGCGAAACCCGCCTGCTGCCCGTCGTCATCGCCTTCGGCGCCGGCGTACTGGCGATGGGCTTCGCGGTCGATTACCGCGAGGCGCATGCGTTCGACGTGGCGGCCCGTGCCGTCGCCGTCGCCGAGATCTATCGCGACGCGTGCGGTCCGGTCTGGCCGCCTGTCGAGTTGCCGGCGGCCGATCTCGCGAAGATCGCGGGGGCGCGGCCGTGAAGACGCCCGCCGCGACCGCCGAGCTGGCGCTGCCCGATCGCATCCTCGCCGCGGTCGCGCGCAGTGACAGCCGCCGTCCGGCCCGCGCGGCCGACGTTGCAGTCGTCATCGGCGGCGCCGAGGCGGCGTTCTGGGCCGCGCTCGAACGCCTCATCGGCGAGCGTCGCATCAACACCGCGCACGTCCAGAAGCAAGGCGACCGCGCGCCGTGGCTCGCGATCTGGCCGACCGGACTCACCGCAAGGAGCGCCGCCTGGACGAGCGACAGCCACGGCGCGCTGTTCGTGAAGCCCCGCCCCGACGATCTCTTTCTCGCCTACGCCCCGCGCGTTGCAGCGACCCCTGGCAACAAGTCTGCCCCTGTTCAGGAGCCCAAAGAAATGGAAAACCATCGCAAGAAAGGCCAGCTCAAAACCCAATTCGTCGCACTCGTCGCCGGCCTCGGCCCCGACCGCGCCATCACGCTCGCCGCCGCGGCGCAGAAGCTCGGCTGCAGCGTCGAGAGCCTGCGGCATACCGCGCGGACCCTCGCTGAGAAGGGCGAAGTCGGCGAAACCACGTTGGAGAGCAGCGGGCGCGACGTGCACGCGTACCACGCCGCCACGCCGTCCCCGGCCGTACCCGAGCCAGTAGCGCCCAAAGCGCCGGTGCTGGCCGCAGCCGAACAAGGCGCTGTCGCACTGGCACAGCCCGAGCCCAGGCCCGCGCCGGTCGAACCCCCGCCGCAGCCGCTCTATCGTGCCGGCGACATCCGCGTCACCGAGATCCACCCCGACGAAGCCGCGCAGATCGAGTTCGCGTTGTGGGACGACGGGCGGCTGACGATCGCCGAAGGCGACGAGATCCTGCTGCTGCCAGCTGAAGCGACGAAGCGGCTCGCGCTGCTGCTCGGCGTGCCCGGGTCGGAGCTGCCGTCCGCGCGCGCACCGCGGATGTCGCCGCTGCCGCAGCTCGTCGGCGCCGTCGCGGAGGCCCGCGCGTGATCCCGCTCGCCGTCCAGGCCGCCCAAGCCGCTGCAGCCTACGCCGACTACCTCGCCAGCCGGCCCCTCCGGCACGCGCCGCCGAGGCGCGGCGCCAACACGCTCGGCAGCTATGCCGCCCTGTGGCTGCAGGGCCTCTCCGACGCGAGCGAGCCGCTGTGCATCGGCGATCTGCTGGCGCGGCACGGTACGGCGGGCGCCTCGAAGAGCCACCTCACCCGGAGCATCGCCGCCCTCGTTGAGCGGGGACACGCGGAGTTCGTGCGCCGCGGCGCGAAGGGCCGGCGCTACTACGTCATCACCCCGGCCGGGCGCGACGCGCTCGCCGCAAACACCCCTCGCCATCAATAGGAGCCGCAGTACATGGCCAAGAAGCCGACCCGTCACAAAACCGCAGCCGCCCCGGTGCCCGTGCCGCAGACCCGCGACCAGGTCTCGAACCACATCCGGGAGATCGGCGAGCGCAACCGCGAGCTCATGCGCATCACCGCCGCGATGAACGACGAGCTCGCCGCCGTCAAGGAGCGTTGGGAAGCCGAAGCCCAGCCGCACTCGCAGCGCATCGAATCGCTCACCGCCGGCATCCAGATCTGGAGCGAGGCCAACCGCGACACGCTCACCCAGGGCGGCAAGACGAAGACCGCGACCTTCCCGGCCGGCGAGATCGCGTGGCGCCTGCGCCCGCCGTCGGTGCGCGTCACCGGTGCCGAAGCCGTCCTCGATGCGCTGCGCCGCCTGGGGCTCTCGCGCTTCGTCCGCCAGAAGGACGAAGTGAACAAGGAAGCCATCCTCAACGAGCCCGCGGCGGTCGCGAACGTGCCCGGCATCAGCATCAGCCAGGGCGAGGACTTCGTCGTCACGCCGTTCGAGGCCGAGCTGTCGGAGGCGGTGTGATGTTCTTCAGGAACCTGATGATCTACCGCCTCCCCGCGCCTTGGCATGTGACCGCCGAGCAGCTCGAAGAGCAGCTCTCCCGCAAGCGGTTTGTTGCCTGCGGCAGCCAAGACGCAGAAACCCGCGGTTGGGTGTCGCCCACTGGTGACGAGTTCCTCGTCCATCGTGTCGGCGAACAGTGGCTGATTGCGCTCGGCACGGAACAGAAGCTGCTGCCGTCGGCGGTCGTCGCCCAGGAGGCCGAGAAGCGCGCGGAGGAGATCGCCGAGCGGCAGGGCTACAAGCTCGGCCGCAAGCAGATGAAGGACCTGCGCGAGCAGGTGATGCAGGAACTCCTGCCGCGCGCCTTCACCCGACAGCGCCGCGTCTTCGCGTGGATCGACTCTGTCGGCGGTTGGCTCGCGATCGACGCCCCGAGTCAGGTGCGCGCCGAGGATCTCCTCGAAGTGCTGCGCCAGTCGCTCGACGAGTTGCCGCTCTCCCTCGTCCGTACCGAGTGCTCACCCACTTCCGCGATGGCTGATTGGCTCGCGGCCAACGAGGCGCCGGAAGGCTTCACGATCGATCAGGACTGCGAGCTGCGCTCGGTCAGCGAGGACAAGGCCGCGGTGCGCTACGTGCGCCACGCGCTGGAAGGCGACGAGGTGCGCGGCCACCTGGGCGCGGGGAAGCTGCCGACACGGCTCGCCCTCACCTTCGATGATCGCGTGAGCTTCGTGCTGACCGAAAAGCTTGAGATCAAGCGGCTCGACTTCCTCGACGTCGTCAAGGACAAGCTCGACGAGCAGGGCGCGGAGGACGCGCGCGCGCTGTTCGATGCCGGGTTCGCGTTGATGACCGGCGAGCTGCGGCGCCTGATCCCCGCCCTTGTGGAGGCGCTCGGCGGCGAGATGAGCCGGGCCGAAGCGTGATCGCCGAGAACTGAATACGCATCACCGAAGGAAACCGTCGGGCACATAACGGAACCAGCCGGTACGGAAAAAGCAAAGAGCCAGCCTGGGGAAACCCGAAATTGGCGGCCGGGAACCGGCAACTCACACAACCAGGAGCACCACGAGATGAACAAGAAAGAGCTGATCGACGAGCTGCACATGCGCATCAACCGCCCCTCCGATCAACCGGCGGTCACGAAGTCGGCGATCGAGCGCGTGCTCGACGCCCAGGCGGAGGTCATGCACTCCCATCTGTCGGCCCGCGGCGCGGAGATGGCGCTTCCCGGCATCGGCAAGTTCGCGGCTAAACACCGCGACCCGCGCACAGGACGCAACCCCCAAACCGGTGCGCCGGTGGAGATCCCCGCCCGACGCGTGCCGACCTTCTCGGCGTCCAAGATGCTCAAGGATGCAGTCGCGGGCGCGTAACCGTCTGGCTCGATGGCCTCGTTACAACGGGGCCATCCGGCGAGACAGGTAACGCCAGGAGGAAGAATGCTCACGAAGGAACAATGGGCGCAGGTCGAGGCCGACCTGTCGCACCCGTACTGCCCCGTCGGCCTGCGCTGTGACGATCACGAGATCACGATCAAGGTCGAGCGCGAAAAGGGATTGAAGTTCGTGGTCACCGTCTATGTCGACGGCTGGATCAAGGGCGAATGGTTCAAGGGCGAGCCCGAGCATGTGCGCAAGTTCTGGCGCGAGCATCGCTCGTTCTTGTGGAAACCCAAGCAGCGCGCCGAGGCCGCGAAGCGGCTGAAGCAGCGCGGGCTGTCGAAGGATAGCCGCGAGTGGTACGGCAAGGTCGTCGAGGCGAAAACCGATCCCATGTGGTTCCCGCACTGGCCGAACGCGAAGGCCCTGTGCCGCCATCTGCGCAAGACCTGCACGACGATTGAACGCCTCCAGCCGGAGACCTGACCATGGCCGCATCCGCCCCCCTCGCCGTGCAGATCGCCGCCCGCCGCCGCGCCGTGTTCGCGGCCTGCAAGGCCAACGGTCTCGACGACGACGCGCGCCGCCTGCTGGTGAAGAACCTCACCGGCTGCGCGAGCCTCGCCGATTGCACGATGGGCCAGCTCTCCGAAGTGCTGAACCACCTCAACCGTGGGAAGAACGGCTACGCCGGCCGCAAGCGCACGACGCCGACCGCCGACCGCGCGCCGCTGCTTGCAAAGATCGACGCGCTGCTCGCCGAGCTGCATCGCGTCACCGGCGAAGTGCATACGCTCAAGTACGCCGACGCGATCGCCAAGCGCAACGGCTGGGCCGAGTGCGTCGACTTCGCCGATCCGGTCGCGCTCAAGCACATCGTCGGCGCGCTCAACCGCACGCTGCAGCACAAGCTCGCGAAATGAAGCGCCCCCCGCCTCCGATCCTCGAATCAGACCTCCCCGCGACCGCACGCGACCTCGTGCGCCTGGTCGGCTGGGCGAAGGCCGAGGCGCTTATCCGCGAGCTGGGCGGCATCCCGTACCCGGTGCCGAAAGCGGCCGACAACAACGCGGCAGGGGCAATGCGCTTCGAGCGCCTGGCCGAGATCGTCGGCACGCGCGGCGCAGACCGCATCGTCGGCGAGTACGGCGGCGACGTGATGGAGATCCCGAACTGCAAGACGGCGATCGCCCGTGCGCGGATGCGGGCCATGCGAGCGCGCTGCGACGCCGGCGCCACGCTCGAAGAGATCGCGCTGGAGTTCGGCTGCACGACGCGCTGGGTGACGGAGGTGCTGAAGCGCCCCGACGACGGCGCGGGCCGGGTGCTGGAGCGTGGTGGGCAGATGGGGCTGTTCTGAGGCGATGCAAAGCCGCTAGACTGTTGCCCGTCCGGACCCCCACAGCCCCGCCCCGAGCGGGGCTTTTCAATTCTCCCGGAACCGCTTCCCCTCCAGGCCGCCTCGCGCGCCCGCGTAGCCTCGCGTCATGGCTACGCGACAGATCGACCTCATCGTCATCCACTGCTCCGCGACCCCGAACGGGCGCTGGACGAGCACGCTGGACATCGACCACTGGCACGCCGAGCGCGGTTTCCGCCGCCAGTCCGGCGCCGCCGCTCACTACAACCCCGACCTCAAGAGCATCGGCTACCACTGGGTGCTCTACCCGAATGGTGCGCGTGCGACCGGGCGACACGCGTCCGAAGTCGGCGCGCACGCCCGTGGCGTGAATGCCCGCTCGCTCGGTATCTGCCTCGTCGGCACCGATCGCTACACCTACGCGCAGTGGGGCGCGCTGCTCGACCAGGTGCGCCACCTCTGCGCCACCCATCACGTGCCGCTGCAGCACGCCGACGCCCGTAACGGGTACGTCGGCGTCTGTGGGCACCGCGATCTCGCGGGCGTCGCGAAGACCTGCCCCGGCTTCGAGGTCGCCGACTGGCTCGACCAGGATCTGCTGCCGCTCGCCGATCACCTTCTGGAGACTCCCCGATGACCGTCCGCGTTTCCATCACGCATCACGACGCCGAGCCGCCCGCACTCGTCGCCGAAGAGTTCTATATCGGCCCGGGCGGTGAAGTGAGCGACGCGCCGGTGCGCGCGACCGAGGTCCCGGCGGGCGCGACCGCGACGGTGCATCTGCGCTCGGGCAACGTGCTCGTCCTGCGCGAATCCGACCGGTGGGAGCGCTGAGATGGCGATCGCGATTCCCGTCCTCGACCGGGTGCTGGAGTTCGGCAGCGAGATCCTCAAGCGCGCGATTCCCGACCCCGCGCAGCGTGCCGCGGCCGAGCTCGAACTCTATCGCGCGCGTCAGGCGGGCGAGCTCGACGCCGTGCGGGTGCAGCTCTCCGCGATCGTCGCCGAGGCGAACAGCGCTGACCCCTGGACGAGCCGCGCCCGGCCGAGCTTCATGTACGTGATGTACGTGATGATCCTCGCGTCCATCCCGGTCGGCATCGCGCACGTATTCAACCCGCAGGCGGCCGCCGCCTTCACCGCGGGCGTGACCGCGTGGCTCGCCGCGCTGCCCGAGGAGCTGTGGTGGCTCTTCGGCTCCGGCTATCTCGGTTACACCGGCGCGCGCATGTTGGAGAAGCGCAAGGGGCCGCGCAGGTGAGCTTCGACGAGATCAAGTTCGGCATTGCCGTCCTCGGCAGCCTCATCAACGCCGCCGCCTCGACCGGGCTGTGGCTCTACGTGCGCTACGGCGATCGCAACAAGGAAGTCGACCGGAAGTTCTCGGAGCTGCGCACCGACTTCGACGGCCGCGCCGACGAGCAGGACCGCCGGCTGGCGCGGCTGGAGGGGCGGCTGGAGCGGTCTCCCACGCACGACGACCTGGGCAAGCTCTACGACAAGATCAACACGACTTCGCAGGCCGTCAGCCAGATGGCCGGCGAGATGAAGGGCATGAACGACACGCTGCGCCTGATCCTCGCGCAGATCGCCGAAAAAGGAATGCGATGAACACCGCCGAACAGATCGTCACCGTCGACCGCCGCCGCGCGATCCTCGCCGCGCTGATGGTCGCGCCGAGTTACATGATGCCGGCCCGCGGCCTGCGCGAGCAGATCGCGCTCGTCGGCTATGCAGTCAGCCTCGACCGCCTCGCGACCGACTGCGCGTGGCTCGCCGAGCAAGGGCTGATCGCGTGGCAGAACGACGTCGCGACGCTCGGCGACCGCGGCGCCGACGTCGTCCTCGGGCGCGCCCAGGTGCCGGGCGTGAAGCGGCCGGAGCCGGGGCAGCTGCAATGAATAATGTCGGCGCGTTCCTGATCGCCCTCGCGCTGGTGGCTGGGCTCTTCGACATCGCCTCGGCGATCCGCCACGCGAACGTCAGCGTCAATTTCACCGTCCCGATGCGGATCACAACCGAGGCCGACGATGGCGCACGGTGAAGACACCCGCCGTGCCGTCCGCGGCGCCTACGTCTTCGACCAGCTCGGGCTCGAAGTCGCCGCGGTCAAGGAAGGCGTTCCCGTCGCGACCGCGCGGCGCTGGAAGCGCGAGGCGAAGGACGCGGGCGACGACTGGGACAAGGCGCGCAGCGCCCAGATGATCGCCGGGGGCGGCATCGAGGACGTCGTGCGGCAGACGCTCGCCGTCGTCGTGCAGCAGGTGCAGGCCACCGTCGAATCCATCCAGGCCGCGCCCGACATGGATCCGGCGACGAAGGTGCAGATGCTCGCGAGCCTCGCCGATGCGTATCACAAGCTGATGAGCGTCTCGAAACGGCTGATGCCGGAGACCGACAAGCTCGCAATCGCGATGGATGTGTTGAAGCGCTTCGGGGAGTTCATCTCGAAGCGCAAGCCGGCACTGGCCGGGGAATTCGTGGAGCAGATTGAAGCGTTCGGGGATGAGATTGCGAGGGCGTATGGCTAAGGTTTCCGCAGCAGCGCAGCGCGCGCTGTCGATCGTCGCTCACGCGTCGATGGCGAGGCAGCTCGACAAGGAAGTTTTTGCGAAGAGCGGTGCAGCCGGCTTCTTCGAGTACTGGAAGAAGCAGCTCACGGCCGCCGATCGCGCGATCCTGGACGAGTTCGGCCGTCTGCAGCGTCAGGCGTATGCCGACATGGCAAAGATACTGGAGAAGGACGCGCCCTAGGGCATATAGAGGCCCGCCGCAAGCGGCCGGGCCTTTCGAAGCAATCAGGTTTCGTAAACTGGCGTAGCGCCGGAGCCCTTCACCAGGTTGATCGCTGCCAGGCAGTCGGACTTGTTGAAGTAGCCCTCGCCGGAATTGGCAATTTTCCGGTTGTTTCCGGCGGACAAGTACCAGCGCCAATGACCAACCGAATCTTTGTAGATGTGATACGCCATGCAGACCTCCAATAGTGATGACGGGTTCAAAACATACCTCTTCACCTACCGGCACCAGGGAGCCTTTTGGAGCGTGGAAATCAAGGCCACGAGCCCTGAGGATGCCAAGGACCGGGTCAGGAAAATGGCATGGGCAGTCTATGACGGAGAACTTGTAGCGAAAATCCCTGCAGGACTCGGGCTTGTGACACGTGTCGCGGTGGCGCTTCGAAATTCGCTTGTCGGGAGATTGTCCTGATGGCTACTTCGACCCGTAAAACCTTCCTCGCCGACCTCGCCAACCTCGCCGCCTCGTTCCGCGCCCGGATCGAGGCGGAAGTCACCGGCTTCGACCCCGACCCCGCCGAGTGCCAAAAGCGCCGCAAACAGGCGCACGCCGACTTCGGCTTCTTCGTCGGGACCTACTTCCCGCACTACGTCCGCAGCCCGCACCGCTCGCGCCTGCACGACTACCTGTTCGCGCGGCTGCCAGAGATCGTCGCAAGCGACAAGAGCGAGACCGACGCGATCGCCGCTCCTCGAGGAGAGGCGAAGTCCACGCTGGTCTCGCAGCTCTTCGTGCTGTGGTGCCTGGTCACCGGACGCAAGCGTTACCCGGTGATCGTCATGGACTCGATCGACCAGGCGTATCCGATGCTGGAGGCGATCAAGGCCGAGCTGGAGTTCAACCCGCGGCTGCAGATGGACTTCCCGGAGGTCACCGGCCAGGGGCGCGTGTGGCAGGCCGGGACGATCGTTACCCGCAACGACGCGAAGGTGCAGGTCGCGGGCTCGGGCAAGAAGCTGCGCGGCCTGCGGCATGGTCCGTACCGGCCCGATCTGGCCGTGCTCGACGACATCGAGAACGACGAGCAGGTGAGGAACCCGGACCAGCGCGACAAGCTGCAGAGCTGGGTGTCGAAGACGATCCTGCCGCTCGGCGGCGCCGGTGCGAAGTTCGACGTCGTCTATATCGGCACCATCCTGCACTACGACTCGGTGCTGAACCGCACGCTCGCGAACCGCATGTGGCGCACCGCGAAGTTCAAGGCGCTGCTGAAGTGGCCGGACCGAATGGACTTGTGGGAGCGCTGGGAAGAGCGCCTGAGGAACGACGGCGAGGACGCCGCGGACGCGTTCTACCAGGAGCACCGCGACGCGATGGAGGCCGGCTCCGAATGCAGTTGGGCCGCCCGCCCGCTGCTCGCGCTGATGAAGATCCGCGCCCGCGACGGCCACGACACCTTCGACAGCGAGTACCAGAACGACCCGGTCGCCGGCGACAACGCCCCCTTCGCGAAGGTCATCCAGTTCTGGGTCAATCGGCTCGCCGACTGGATCTTCTACGGCGCCTGCGACCCATCGCTCGGCAAGGCCGGCGCCAGCCGCGACCCGTCGGCGCTCCTGGTCGGCGGCTTCAACCGCTCGACGGGCATCCTGGACGTGGTCGAGGCCGGCATCAAGAAGCGCCTGCCCGATCGCATCATCGAAGACGTGATCGCCTACCAGGCGGAATACCGCTGCCTGCTGTGGGTGATCGAGACCGTGCAGTTCCAGGCCTTCCTGTACTCGGAGCTGGTGAAGCGCGCCGCTGCCCGCGGCATCCCCGTCCCGGCGCGCGGCGTGCAGCCGATCGCCGACAAGCTGCTGCGCATCGAATCCATTCAGCCGCACATGAGTAACGGCCTGATCCGGCTGCACCCGAGCCAGACGACGCTGATCGACCAGCTGCGCCACTTCCCGAAAGCCGACCATGACGACGGCCCGGACGCGCTGCAGATGTTGTGGATGGCGGCGACCAGCGGCATGGGGAGCATCGGCGGGTTTCAGAGCGTGTCGCGGCATGGGGGCGGCGGGGGCGCCAGCGGTGAGGATTTCGGCGGGTTCGGGTCGCGGAGGATGTTTTGATGAGAAGAGAAGTGACGGAACAGGATTTCCGCATGCCGGAGTTTCGGGACGCGGACCCAGAAGATTACGAGTTTCGCGCCGATGGGAAGGTCGTTCGAAAAGACCGCTGGGAGGACGGCATCCATCGTATTCGGCATGCGCTAGGCGACAACCGGCACGAGTTTGAAATCAGTGAGATCGTTGCAGCAGTGCGTGCGCTGGTCGCCGCCGCTGCCCCGCCGCCGGGGGACGAGGAGGAGTCGCTGTGATGCTGTACCGCCATCTCAAGACCGGCAAGGTCTATCGGCTCCTCGCATTCGGCACCGACTGCACCAACGCCCGCAGCGGCACGACGGTCGCGATCTACTGCCCCGACGACAACGAGCACACGATCTACGTGCGGGAGCTCGACGAGTTCGAGGCTCGCTTCCTCCCGATCTCTCCGGAATCCGCTGCATGAAAATCCTCGACCAACACGGCAACCCCATCGACACCGGCGTGCTGCGCGAGCCGCAGACCGCGCGCGTCGCGGCGCTTCAGCACGAGCTGGTGCAGTCCCAGCTCGACGGCCTCACGCCCGCGAAGGCGGCGCGCATCCTGAAGGAGGCCGACGCCGGCGACATCGTCGCGCAGCACCAGCTGTTCGACGACATGGCCGACCGCGACGCGCACCTGCGCTGCGAGTTCGACAAGCGCCGCGGCGCGGTGCTGGGGCTCGACTGGTCGATCGAGCCGCCGGCCAATGCCTCTCGTGCGGAGAAAAAGCTCGCGGCGTGGGTCGAGGAGATCCTGCGAGACGTGGTCGACGACCTGGAAGACGTGATCCTCGCGATGATGGATGCGGTGGGCCACGGCTTCGCGCCGATCGAGATCGAGTGGGAGCGCTGGGGGACGGAGTGGCTACCGAAATTCCACCCACGGCCGCAGACGTGGTTTCAGCTCGACACGATGCGCCGCAACCTGCGCCTGAAGGACGGCAGCGGCGACGGGGCCGAGCCGATCCCAATGGGCTGGATTCTGCACCAGCACGTGAAGGCGAAAACCGGTTACCTCGGCCGCATGGGCCTTTCCCGCGTGCTGGTCTGGCCGTTCCTCTACAAGGCGTACAGCGTCGGCGACTTCGCTGAGTTCCTCGAAACCTACGGCCTGCCGATCATCGTCGGCAAGTACCCGCAGACTGCGACGCCGGAAGAGAAGTCGAGCCTGATGCGTGCAGTAACGGCACTGGGGCACGACGCGCGGGCGATCATGCCCGAGCAGATGGCGATCGAGATCCAGAAGATCACCGGCAGCGCTTCGGGCACGCCGCATCTCGAAATGGTCGATTGGGCCGACCGGGCGCAGTCGAAGGCGATCCTCGGGCAAGTGCTATCCAGCGAGGCGAAGGCGACCGGGCTCGGCTCGGGCGTCGCCGACCTGCACGCCGAGGTGCGCCGCGACATCCTCATCGCCGACGCGCGCCAGATCGCCGGCACGCTGACGCGCGACCTAGTCTATCCGCTGATCGCGCTGAACCAGGGCGGGCTCGACAGCTATCGCCGCTGCCCGCGCTGGGTATTCGACCTGGGCGAAGCCGAAGACCTGAAGCTCTACGCCGAGGCGCTCCCGGCGCTCGCCCAGGGCGGCGCGCGGATCCCGGTGAGCTGGGTGCACGAGAAGCTGCGCATCCCCCGGGCGGCCGAGGGCGAGGCAGTGTTTCGCGCAGCGCCGGCCGCGATGCCGAACGCCGCCGACTCAGCCCTAGCCGCGCTGACCGCCCGTTACTCCACTGCCGCGCTCTCGACCCGGCTGACGACGGGCAGCGACCGTGACCCCGCCGACCGTCTGCTGCCCGCGCTCGGCGCGCAGGCCGAAGCGCACGTTGCCGCCTGGCGCGACGATATCGAGGCGATGCTCGCGGCCGCCGGCAGCCTCGAGGAGTTCCGCGAGCAGCTGTTCGCGCGCTACGCCCACCTGCCGGCCGACGAGCTCGTCGCCGTGATGGCGACAGCGCTGTCCGCGATCCACCTCGCCGGCCGCAGCGAGGTGCAGGATGGCCGCTGAGGCCGCGATCGCGGCAGTGTTCGCGCTGCCGTTCGACGAGCAGATCGCGTTCTTCCGCGACAAGCTCAACCTGCCCACCGAGGCGTGGGACGACATCTGGCAGGCCGCGCACGACCGCGCCTTCGTCGTCGCCGGCGCGATGAAGGCGGACCTGCTGCAAGATCTGCGCGAGGCGGTCGACAAGGCGATCGCCACCGGTACGACACTGGAAACCTTCCGCAAGGACTTCCGCGAGCTCGTCGCGCGGCGCGGCTGGAGCGGCTGGACGGGCGAAGGCACGAAGGCCGGCGAAGCGTGGCGCACGAAGGTCATCTACGAAACGAACCTGCGCACCAGCTACGCCGCCGGCCGCTGGGCGCAACTCACCGCCGCCGACCTGGTCGAGCACCGCCCGTACTGGCGCTACGTCCATAACGACTCGGTGCTTCACCCGCGCCCGTTCCACAAGCGCTGGGGCGACATGCGCCTGACGCTGCCGCACGACCACCCCTTCTGGCAGACGCACTTCCCGCCGAACGGCTGGGGCTGCCGCTGCCGCGTCACGGCCGTCACCGGCCCGAAAAAGGGCGACGCCACCGAGCCGCCCGCCGGCTGGAATGCGCGCGACACCGCCGGCAACATCCCCGGCATCGACAAGGGCTGGGCCTACGCCCCCGGCGCGAGCCTCGGAGAACTGCGCGCAACGGTCGAGCAGAAGCTGCAGAAGCTCGACCCGGCCCTCGGCGCCGCGCTGTGGGCCGACGTCGGGCCGAAGCTCGGAGGCTGACCGTGTCCGACCGCATCACGATTGAGTTCGATAGCGCGCCTGTCCAGGCCGCGCTGAACCGCCTCCTTGACGCCCTCGGCCCCGCCGGCATGGCGCCCGCGATGAAGGAGGTCGGGGAAGTGCTGATGGAATCGACGAAGCAGCGCTTCGCGACCAGCACCGCGCCCGACGGCACGCGCTGGGCGCCTAACGCGCAGGCGACGTTCGAGAGCTACCTGAACCGCGACGGCAAGAACTTCCGCCAGGACGGCCGACTCGGCGCGAAGGGCGCGGCCCGCGCGATGAACAAGAAGCCGCTGGTCGATACCGGCATCCTCGCCGACACCATCGCCTGGCAGCTCGTCGACGGCGGCGCGGGCGTCGAGGTCGGCACGAACCGGTTCGCCGGCGAATGGGACGGCGGCGCAGCGGTGCATCAGTTCGGGAACAGGAAGGGCACGATCCCGGCGCGGCCGTTCCTCGGGCTGTCTGAGGCGGATGAGGTCGAGGTGCTGGAGATCATCGAGCGGCACTTGCTCGGGGCCCTCGGGGGCTGAAGCGGCGCGACGCGTTTACAGGCCCGTGGCGCGACTTCATGGGGTGAGGTGAGGCGCAGGTACCACCGAGGGGGAGAAAGCCGAAAGTAACGGGGTAGTAACGCCGTTTGTCGGCTGTCATAATCGACGGCATGGATGAGAAAACCCTCCGTGCGCACAAACACCGACCGAAGCGCCTTGTTGCTGCGCCCACCTTTAAGCCTCTGAAGCGGGGGCGACTACCGAAGCCGCTCCACCAGATCGGAGGCCAGCGCTTCTTCTCGACTGAGCTGCTCACCGTCGGGGACGGCTATCAATCGTGCTTCTTGTGGCGTAACGGCGCGCTGCTCGCTGACACCGCTTTTTACGGTTGGCTGTTCGAAGTGCGGGCAAACGGGCTGTATCCGTTGGCAACCCTCCACTATCATCCGAGTCACAAGCCAGTCCATCTGCTAACCCCGTGCAGACAGGAGCGCGACTTCACAAATCGGCAGTTACCCGGCGCCATCGAGTTCAACCTGTCTCACGGTCGACTCGATCCTCGCCTGGAATCCGACCGCCTGCGGCTTGTCAAAACGTTCTGTGAGCGGTGCGGGATATCCTTGGGTCCGGCTGGAGGGCTAGCGCTGTGAGTCCGAAAGAACTGCGGCAAGTAATGTGCGGGGCCTTCGAGGTTTCTGAGGAAGGTGAAGTGCTGCTCGTTCGGACGCCGTTTGGCGTCGACTTCAATGACGACCTTGTGCTGCGTGTGCGCCCTGCTAGTGGCGGATTTCGGATTGATGACAACGGAGATACGCTCCTCGCTCTTGCTCTGAACGGGGCGGCGCCCGATCCGGACCGGGTCCTCGAAGCCGCGGGCGACATCGAGTTCGATGAGGAAGACGGGAGCTTGGTCGCGCAAGTAGGATCTCTCGCCGCTGTGGGCGAAGCAGTTTTCCGTGTTGCCGAGGCCGCTCTCCGAGTTCACGCGGCTTGCCGCCCTCGCGAGCGGATGCCTGCTTCGGACCTCAAGTCACGGGTGGTCGAACTGCTATCTCAAGTGGCTGTGGAAAGCGGCGTTTCCCTACGTCTCGACGAGGTCGTGGAGGAGGCCGGGTCGCTGACGGCGGACGCGGTGCTCGGTGAGCACGACCCGCTGATCGTCATCGCCGCGTCATCGGTCGAGCGGCTCATGGAGGCGGAACTGCTCTTCCTGCGTCGCCAGATCTCGCGTCGGCCTGGCTATGTCTGCGCTGTCGTATCATCCGCGGCGGCAATCGGACGCAAGCATTTCGCCCGCGCAAACTACTACACCGACAAGGCTGTTGAGTTTGACGGCTGGACCGACGCATTTCGCGAGTTTGCGGAGCAGCGGATGGCAGTGCAGACGATGCACTGAGCGGCACTCTCCGAACCCCTTCCCCTCCCTAGCCCCACCCCCCGCCGCCGATCATCGGCGGCATGGCTACCCGCACCGCTTCCCTGACCGTCCTACTGCCCGCCGCCGGCGCTGAGATTCAGCTCCTGCCCGCGGGCGTGTTCCGTTCCGCCGACGGCTCGGGCCGCCCGGCCGGAATCTCCGGCTGGAAGCTCGACGCCCTGACCGCTGCCCGCGTCATCCAGGCTGCGGCCGCGCGCACGACGCCGTTCGTCGTCGACTACGAGCACCAGACCCTGCTAGCCGAAAAGAACGGCCAGCCCGCGCCCGCCGCCGGCTGGTTCCACGGCGCGAACCTCGAATGGCGCGAAGGCCGAGGGCTGTACGCCACCGAGGTCGAATGGACCGAGCGCGCCCGCAACATGATCGGCGACGGCGAGTACCGCTATCTGTCGCCGGTGTTCGCCTTCGACGACAAGACCGGCGAGGTCCAGGCGCTGCGCATGGCCGCGCTGACGAACAACCCGGGGCTCGACGGCATGAGCGCCGTCGCCCTGTCCGCACTTTTCCACCACCCCTCAGAAGAGGAGAACCCCGTGAACGAGATGCTCAAGAAGCTGCTCGCCGCGCTGGGTCTGCCCGAGGACGCGAGCGAGGAGACGGCCGTCAGCGCCGTTGCCGAGCTCAAGTCCAAGGCGGACAAGGCCGGCGAGGCGCAAGCCGAAGTGGCTGCCCTCAAGGCGCAGGCCCCGGCCCCGGCCAAACCCGACCCCGCGAAGTTCGTGCCGATCGAGACGATGCAGCAACTGCAGACGCAGGTCGCGGCGCTCACCGCGCGTATGACCGAAGGCGAAGTCGCCGACGTCGTCGAAGGCGCGCTCGCCGCCGGGAAGCTGCTGCCGGCTCAGAAGACGTGGGCCGAAGAGCTCGGCAAGAACAACCTCGCCGCGCTGAAGGCGTACGTCGAGACCGCGCCGCAGGTAGCCGCATTGAAGGGCATGCAGTCGCAGGGCAAGCAGCCCGGCGGCGCGACGCAATCGAACGGCGATGAAGCGCTCGCGGTGATGAAGGCGCTGGACCTCTCCGCCGACGAATTCGCCAAGGGCAAGCAGGAGTAACCGACGATGGCACTCGCTCAACCTCGCAACACCCCCTCGCGCTCCGGCGAGGTGTTCGGCTTCCCGGTCGCCGCCTCGACGACGATCTACCAGGGCTCGCTGGTCGTACTCGACGCCGGCTATGCCGTGCCCGGCGCGACCGATACCGGCCTCGTCGCCGTCGGCCGCGCCGAAGAGACGGTGACCGCCGTCTCCGCCGGCGACGCCGCCGTGCGCGTGCGCCGCGGCATCTTCAAGTTCGCGAACTCGGCCGACACCGATGCCATCGCCCAGGCCGACGTCGGCGCCGACTGCTACATCGTCGATGACCAGACGGTGGCGAAGACCAGCGGCACGAACACCCGCAGCCGCGCCGGCCAGATCGTCGCCGTCGATGCCGACGGCGTGTGGGTGCAGATCGGCCTCGGCCTGTAACGCTTTTCCCTTTCGGAGCCCTCGCACATGAAACTGCAATCCCGCCTGACCCTCGTGTGGGTCGCCTCGCTGGTCGTCGTCGCGCTCGCGCTCGCGTTCGGCCTCAGCCCCTCCCCCGCAGAGAGCGCCGTGCTCGTCGGCTTCGGCGGCATGCTGGTGACGCCGCAGTCGCTCGCCGCACTCGCCCAGGGCTTCAACGCCGCGTTCCTGCGCGGCTTCGAGTCCGTGCCGTCGACGTATCAGCAGGTCGCGATGGTCATCCCGTCCACGTCCGACGCCGAGAACTACGGCTGGATGAAGGACATCCCGGGCATGCGCGAATGGGTCGGCCAGCGCGTCATCAACAACCTCGAAGCCTCGACCGCGCAGCTCAAGAACAAGACGTGGGAGCACGCGATCGGCGTGAATCGCGACAACATCGAGGACGACAAGCTCGGCATCTACAGCAACCTCTTCGCGATGCAGGGCGAGATCGTCGCGCGTCACCCCGACGACCTGGTGTGGGGCCTACTGCCCGACGGCTTCACCACGAAGGGCTTCGACGGCCAGTACTTCTTCGACGCCGACCACGTCAGCCACGATCGCGACGGCAAGGAGACGAGCTGGAGCAACACCGGCGGCGGCTCGGGCGCCCCGTGGTTCCTGATGGATCTCGGCCGCGCGTACATGAAGCCGCTGATCTTCCAGAACCGCCGCAAGGCTGCCTTCCGCCCGCCGAAGATCGACGACGAGTCGGTGCAGAAAGAGAACACGTACATCTACGCCGCCGACGCGCGCTACAACGCCGGCTTCGGCTTCCACCAGCTCGCGTACGGCGCGAAGGTCGCGCTCGATGCAACCGCGTACGAAGCGGCCCGCGTGAAGCTCGCCGGCCAGTTCCGCCCGGACGGCTCGCCGCTCGGCGTGACCGGCACGCATCTCGTCGTTGGTCCCAGCAACGAGGCGAAGGCGCGCGAGCTCCTCGAAGCCGACCGCAACGCCAGCGGCGCGACGAACGTCTGGCGCGGCACGGCGAAGCTGATCGTGTCGCCCTGGCTGGCGTAAGCCATGAAGGCGAAAGCAACCCAAGCCGGCCGACTTCGCGGGCCGGGCGCAGCCGGGGGCGCGGACCCCGGCACCCCGAATACAACCGCAGCCGAGAAGGCAGACGATGCGGTCGTGTCGACGGACGGGGCGGCGGCTGGCCCTGTCGCCCCCACGTCTCACGGTCCGTCCGCCGCCCAGCCGCTTATGACCGGGAATCCTCCCCCGGAGGGGGGCGGAGTCGCTGCGCTGGAAGGTGACCTGCTGCCGGGGGCGGAGAAAGTGGCCCCGGACTGGCTTGGCATCGCGGAGGCTGGGGAACGGGCGTCGATCGCCGGCACGGTTGAGCAATTCGCGGGCGAGCCGGGACAGGGCGTCCCGATCGCGTCCTACGTCACCCACCTGCGCGTCACCTCGCGCTCGCCGGACGGCTTCCGCCGCTGCGGTCGGCGGTGGGGGCCGCAAGCGGTCGAGGTTCGATCCGACGAGTTCAGCGACGACGAGATCCTGCAGCTCTTCGCCGAGCCGGAATTGATCGTGCTGGCCGTTACCGGCGGCATGCCGGCAGGCGACGAGTAACGCGATGGCCTACGCCACCGTCACCGACCTGGTCGCGCGTTTCGGCGAGGACGAGCTGATCGACCTCACCGACCGCGACGAGCCGCGGACCGGCGCCGTCGTCGAGGCGGTCGCCCAGGCGGCGATCGCCGACGCGGCCGGCGAGATCGACGCGTACCTCGGCGTGCGCTACGCGCTGCCGGTCGTGCCAGTGCCCGCGCACCTGGTCACCGTCGCCTGTGACGTCGCGCGCTACCGCCTGCACGGGGTGCGCGTGACCGAGGAGGTGCGCACGCGCTACGAGGACGCGCTGCGCTGGCTGAAGGACGTCGCCGCCGGGCGCGCGCTATTGCCAGGCGCCGCGGCCGCGAGCAACGGCACGGCGGGCGCAGCGCTCGCCGAAGTCATTCAACCGGGCCGCAAGGTGTTCGGGGGAGGCTTCGCGTGACGTCGCCGATCGACTTCCTCGGCCTCGAACCGCTGATCCTCGCGCGGCTGAAGGCGACCGTGCCCGCGGCCCGCTCGGTGCTCGCGGCCGAAGATCTCGCGGACGTCGAGGCCCGGAGCCAGACCGCGCCAGCGTTGCACGTAATCTACGGCGGTTACCGCGTCATCGAGGCATCCGAGAACGGCCGCACCGCCTCGACCGAGCAGACGTGGATCGTCGTCGCGGTCGTCAAGGGCGCGAGCCAGCGCGGCGACGGGCCGGCGGCGTTGCGCGCTTCCGCGGCCGAGCTCGTCGGGCCGGCGCTGACCGCGCTGATGGGCTGGCGCCCGATCGATCGCATGCGCCCGCTCAAACTCGCGAACGGCCCACGTCCGGTGTTTTCCGGCGGGTTCGCCTATTTCCCCCTGACCTTCGCCGCCCAGGTGCCGGTGCAGGTCGAAAAGCTTTGAAGAGGAGCAACACACAATGAGCACGGCACGTGGATTTCTCGGCGAGGGCGACGTCCTCTTCGACGTCTGGGACGACGACACGCAGTCCTGGTGGAACAGCTGGAAGCCGATGGGCGAATCGTCGAAGTTCGCGATCGGCGCGCAGTCCGACCTGAAGGAAAAGGAATCGCGCGGCCGCGGCACGCGCGGGCAGATCATCGCGTCGGTCGCGCTGCTGAAGTCGCCCGAGATCGAGGTCGTCCTCGACGAGGTGAACGCGGACAACATCAAGCTCGCGTTCATGGGCACGCAGGCGGCTCTCGTGCAGGGTAGCGGTTCGATCGCCGACCAGGCGATCACCGCGAAGCTCGGCCACTGGATCCCGCTCGGCAAGCGCAACTTCGCGACAGAGGCTTTCACGGTCAAGAGCAGCGACGGCGTCACGACCTACACGAACGGCACCGACTACGAGGTCAATTACCGCCTCGGCATGGTCCGTCCGCTCGCCGGCGGCCAGATCGCCGACGCGGCGAGCCTGAAAGTCTCCGGCGCCTACAACGCGGTGTCGGGCTCGACGGTTAAGGGCGCGACGAAGGCGCAGCTGCGCTGCCGGCTGCTGCTCGACGGGCGCAACCTCGTCGACGGCTCGGACGCCGAGTGCGAAGTCTTCGAGGCGGTGCTCGCGCCCGAAGGCGAGTTCGACTTCAAGGCCGAGGACTTCGGCCAGATCACGCTGAAGGGCAAGACCGTGACGCCGACCGGCAAGACGAGCCCGTTCGAAGTGCGCTTCCCCGAGCTGACCTGACGCCAGACGCCAGATCAAAGCCCGCCGCCGGCGGGCTTGAGTCTGTCGCCTGATCACCCCGCCTGAATCCACCCGGCCCCGGAAGGACTTCCCCTGCCGGGGCTTTCGCGCGCGCGCGAACATGGGCCGGTCCCCACCCGACCGCGCGCCATGGCAGACCTCGTCGCAAAACTCCGTCTGATCGCAGAAACCTCCGGCAAGGAGGGGGTTGCGGCGCTCGCGTCCGAACTGGAAAAGCTTGCGACCGAAGGCGGCGATGCGGCCCCGAAGTTCGAGGCGCTGGCGCAGGAAATCCGCCGCCTGGATCGGCAGCAAGTTCGCATCGACGGACTGCAGGCCGCGATCGACTCTGCCAAAGCCGCATATGCGGCCGTCCGGGATGCTCGCCGCGAGGTCGAAGTGCTCGACAAGGCGCTCGGCGATGCCCGGGGCGCGGGAGCCAACCGCGAAGCGATGCGGTTGCTCGAAAAGGAGCTCGGCGCAGCGAACCGCCAGCTTAATGCGGCGGAAAAGGCGTGGGATCGCAACAAGAGTGCTCTGGGCTCTGCCAGGGCTGCTGCCGCCGAGCTGGGCGTCGACGTCAAAAATCTCGGCGAGGCACAGCAAAAGCTCGTCTCGGATCTTGATGCGGCAAAAGACGCAATCGGCGCTCAAACCGAATCCCTGAGGAAAGCCCGCGAAGCCGAGGAGGAGCGCGCGCGGGAGCTACGTGAACACGCGGCAGAAGAGCAGCGCCTGGCGAACATCGTTGCCGCGACCAAGGCCAAGATGGCGCAGGCAGCGCAAGAGCAGCTCGCGGCCGAAAAACGCGGCTATGCCGAAGCGGAAGTCGCCGCGAAGCGCTACGACGCGCAGACCCGTGCAATCGCGGCCGGCGTCAGCAACGCGTTTTCGAGTATCGGCATCCGCTCGTCTGATGCGATCGAGGCCGAAATCCTCGGCATCCAGCAGGCGCTGCAACGCCTTGCGGGCGATGCCAAAGTCTCCGGCACCGAGTTCGACCGCGCCTTCGCACGCGCACAGGTTCGGATCGACGCGCTCAAGCGCGAGATGTCCGGCGCCGTCGATCCCTTCACGCAATCGGTCGGCCGCGCGAGCGCCAACATTGACGGTCTTACAACGAAGCTGCGCCCGCTCGCCGGTGCGATTGCCGCCGCGTTCTCGCTCGACCAGGGCGTGCGCGCGCTGATCGATGCGAACGTTCAGACTGAGCGTCTGAGCCGTGCGCTCGGCACCATCGCCACGCCCGCGCTGTCGGCGCGCGAACAGCTGGGGTGGTTGCGCGAGCTCGCCGACCGCAACGGCGTCGCGTTCGAGCGCATGGCCCAAGGCTTCACGTCGTTCGCCGCCTCGACCCGCGGCTCGGCGCTCGAAGGGCAGAAGACGCGCGACGTGTTCGACGCCGTCGTGACGTCGATGGGGCGCATGGGCCGCAGCTCCGCCCAGGTCGAACTGGCGCTGCAGGCCCTGTCGCAGATGGCGAGCAAGGGCGTCATCAGCATGGAGGAGCTGCGCGGCCAGCTCGCCGAGGCGATGCCTGGCGCGCTGCAGGCGCTCGCCAATGGCCTCGGGCTGACAAACGAACAGCTCATCAAGATGGTCAGCGAGGGCCGGCTCCTCGCCGAGGATGCGCTGCCGGCGCTGCAGCGCGAGCTGCAAAAGACGCTCGTCGTCACCGGGCCGGAGAAAGTGTCCGGGATGGAAGCCGGCTGGAACCGGCTGACCAACGCGATCACCCGCGCACTCGACGCCGGCCAGGACAAGCGCGACCGCACCGGCGGCTTCCTGTCATGGCTCGCCGACGAGGTGGACGGACTGGGCGACCGGGCCGGATCCCTCGAAGCGTCGTGGGGCGGGCTTATGCGCGCCCTGGATACCGGCGACTGGGGCGCTTACACGGCCGCGGTCGACGCGCATGCCGCAGCGGTTGCCGCGGCAAACGACAAGTCCGCGATTGCCGCCGAACAGCAGCGCATGCTCGGCGCCGCGGCGGCGCAGGCCGGCACGCAGGCGCAGCAAGCCGAATCCGCGTGGGTCGCGATCAATAACGCGTACGGACAGGCGGCCGCCGGCGCGGAGCGATACACGGCGCTATCGGTCAAGGCGGCCGAGGCGAAACGCCTCGAAGGCGCCGCGGCCGTCCAGAACGCCGAGCTCACCGGCAACGAGATCGCAGTCCTCGAGGCGCGCGCGACTGCGGCGAACAACAACCTCGTCGCTGCGCAACAGGTCGCCGAAGCGCGCGCGGCCGAAGTCTCGGTCATCGAAAGCCAAATCGTCGCACTGCAGACCGAAGCCGCGCAGACCGGCGGGCTCACGGCCGCCAAGCAGACGCAGATCGAAACCCTGCAGAAGCTCGTTACCGAAAAGGACGCCGAAGCGCAAAAGGCGCGCGAAGTCGCAAACGTCCTCGACGCGGAAGCCGAGGCGGCGAACCGTGCCGCGTTTAGCGTCGAATCGGCGTTCAAGCGCATGGGCATCGCTAGCAGCGAGTCGCTGAAACAGGCCGCTGACGCCGCGCGCCGCGACTTCGACATCATCAGGAACAGTGGTAACGCCACCGCGCAGGATCTCACCAACGCCTTCCGCATCGTTGCTGAACGCGCGGTGGCCGCGAACGGCGGGATCGCGTCGGAGGCGCTGAAGGCAGAAGCCGCGATGTACGGGTTGCGCGTCGAGGCTGACAACACCGGTAAGGCCGTCGTCACGTCGATGCGCGAAGCCGCCCGCGCGACCGCCGCCCTCGGCGCCGCCGCCGACGAGACCGCCTCGCGGTTCGCCCACATCGGCGAAGCAGCGGAAGAGGCCGCGCAGGCCGCGGGGGCAGCGACTGCCAGCGCGTCGTCGACAGGCAGCGGAGGCGGTTCGTCCGGCGGCGGATCGTACCGCCGCATGGACTGGGGCCAGGAAGCCACCCTCTCCCGCGCCGAGCGCCTCGGCGGACTCGAACTGCGCAAGCAGATCGAGCGCGAGTGGGCCGGCCTCCGCAATGGCCAAGCCGTTCCGTACGAAGAATTCATGAAGGCCATGAGCCGCACCATCCAGCAGCTCGACAAGCTCCAGATCCAGCAAGAACGCGAGTCGAAGCGGTTCTCCGCCAACGAGCCTCGCACCGTCGGCCCGGTTCAGCAGGATCCCCCGCGCACCGAGACGTTCCGCGTCGAGATCGGCACCGGCGCCGGCCGCCAGACGACGATCAACACCGCCTCGCGCGCTGACGCGGAAGCGCTCACGCGCCTGCTCCAGCAACTCGAAGCCGACATGTCGAGGGCCTCATGAGCATCACCCTGACCGTCGGCACGACCGTCCTCGCGCTCGATCCGGATCTCCTTTGGGAAGACGAATTCGCCTGGGCCGCGACCGAGCAGACGATGACGCGCGGCCTCACCGGCAAGCCGATCATCCAGTACGCCCTGCGCCAAGCCGGCCGCCCGATCACGCTCCGCAACGAAGACGACCGCTCCGCCTGGATGACCCGCGCCGACATGGCGCAACTGCAGACCTGGGCCGACACCCCGGGCCAGCGCATAACGCTCGCCCTGCGCGGTGCCTCGCACCTGGTCGTCTTCCGTCACCACGACGGCGGCCCCTTCGAAGCCCGCCCGCTCGTCCACTACGCCGACCCGCTGCCCGCCGACTGGGTGCTGGCGACGCTCCGATTTGTCACCGTTACCGAGTAACGCATGCCCATCCTTTCCGAAAACATCCAGTTCCGCGCCTCGCAGGTGATGGACGACGTGCAAGAGGGCGGCGGTCGCGCGACCGCGACGGTCATCGTCGACGGCGCGAGCAACGAGATCTTCCCCGACATTTCCGAGGCCGACCGCGCCGGCGGCCGGGTGCGCCTGCGGAAGCTCTTCCTGTCCGTGGATACGCCCGACACCGACCAGCTCCTCGGCGCCAACATCGTTATCGCGAAACCGCCCGCCGATCCCAACGTCTCCGTCAGCCTCTTCAGCACCGGCGACTACTTCGATCGCCGATCGGACGCCGCGAACCGCGTCGAGGCCTATCTCTTCGCCGGCCCCGAGTGGTCGGGTTACCTCCTCGAAAACCATATCGCCGGCCAGCGCAGCATCCAGATCTTCCAGCGCCCGGGCACGGAGCTGCCGCCGATCGGCCGCACACTGTGCCTCGTCCAGGACGAGGCGCTCCCCGCCGAAAAGCGCCAGTACGTGCGCATCATCAACGTCTCGTCTGTGGAGCAGACGTTTTCGTACAGTGCCGGCGGCAATGTCGTGGATTACCCCGCCTTGGTCGTCACCGCCGAGCTCTCCGACGCGCTGCGCCAGGACATGGCCGGCTCGCCGCCGAACCGGCTCTACACCCGCGCGAGCAGCGGCACGAAGATCCGCGACACCACGGTCGCCGACGCCGCGCGTTATTACGGCGCCGCGAAACTGACGGCCGCCGCAAATATCGGCGACCTCTCTGCGCGGCTCGACAGCGTATTCACCCGCCTCGTGCCGAGCGCGCAGACCGAAGTCCCGCTCGTCGATCTGCCGATGGCAGGCGACCGTATCCCGATGATGCCCGCGGCCGCCGGCCCGATCAGCTACAGCACGGACGGTGCAATCGCGGCGGGGGGCCGTTTCGTGCTGCGCTCGGGTTGCTTCCCCGGCTCGCTCTCGCTCGCGCTCGGCGGCTACACGCTGACCGACGACGGCGCCGGCGTCGTGCGCTCGGGCAGCACCGAGGTGGGGACGATCAACTACGCCACCGGCGAGATCGCGCTCGGCGCCGCCGCACCCACGGCATCCGGCACCGCGAACGTCACCTACCGGCCTGCCGCCGCGGCCCCACAGCAGGCACACACAAAGCAGGTCGCCGTCACCCCGGAAAACCGCTCGTACGTTTGGGTCGTCCCGCTCTTGCCGCTGCCCGCGCCCGGTTCGGTCGAGTTCAGCTACATGGCGCAGGGCCGCTGGTACACGCTGCGCGACAACGGCGCGGGCCAGCTCACCGGCTCGGAGTCGAGCTACGGCTCCGGCACCGTCAGCTACGTGACCGGCACGCTCAACATCACCGTCGGCGCGCTGCCCGACGCCGGCACCGCGATCCTGATGTCGTGGGCGTCGCCCGCGCACTACGCTGTCCGAGCGGGCGAGACCGGCGACGCCGCCACGGCGCTGCGCCTCGACTACACCCTCGCACATGCGCCCGTCGTGCCGGGGTCGCTGACGATCACCTATCCCGTCGGCGGCACGCCGCGCACCGCGACCGACGCCGCCGCCAACGGCACCATCACCGGCACTGGTGTTTCGGGCACGATCAACTACGCGACCGGCGCGATTCAACTCGAATTCACCGCGCCGCCCGACCGCGCCGCGAACTTGTCCAACGCCTACACCTGGCGCAACGGAGCGGACCTGCTCGCCGCGGGCAGCCCGACGATCTCAGGCGGGCAATTCACGGTGCCGGGAACCGCTCCGTTTCGCAACGCGGGCCGCTTCACGCTGCTCGCCCAGGCGCCGGCCGTCGCCGGCGTCGCCACGCTGACGCTGTCCGCCGACATCACCGCCGACGGTGCAGTCGTTATCGCGGCGGGCGCGGCCGGCGTCGTGGCTTGGGCGGCGCAGACGATCGGCACGTTCGCCGCCGCGACCGGCGTCGTGACCCTCGTCTCGGGCGTCGCCGTCACCTGGAAATACTGGGAGCCGGGCACGATCGACCACAGCGTGCCGCCCGCCTGGAAGAGCGGGGGCGCGACGGTATCGGTCCTCTCCGTCGGCGCCCTCTCGGTCGAGCGCGACACCGCCGCGTACGACCCGCAAGCCGTGACTGCCGAGACCGTCGCCCCGGGGACTGTCGGCCTGGTGCTCGACCTGACGACGACCGTTGCGGATGCCGTCGTACCCGGCTCGGTCGTGCTGTCTGCCGCGGGTGCGATCTACGTCGACCGCTCCGGCACCCTCTATGCCAACCCCGACAGCGCAACCGGCGCAGCGACTGCCAGCGGCAGCATCGACTACACGACCGGCCGAGCGACCCTCACGTACTGGGCCGACGACACGCCCGCCGCCGTCTCCGTCCTCGCCTGCCTCACGCGCTACGGGCAATGGACCGCCATCGCCGCGACCTTCCGAGCGGCTTCCGCCCCCTTGCGCCCGGCCTCGCTCTACGTTGCCGCCACCAGCGCCGACGGCGACACGCTCACCGGCACCAGCGACGGTAACGGCGTCGTCAGTGGCACCGGCGTCGGCGGCACCGTCAATTACGAGTACGGCATCGTCACGCTGACCTTCGCCGAGCCCGTCGACCCGGGCACGATCCGCTACAACGCCGTCGCCTACAGCTATCTGCCGCTCGACGCGACGCTGCTCGGCCTCGACCCCGTGCGCCTGCCGTCCGACGGCCGCGTGCCGATCTTCCGCCCCGGCGAATTCGCCGTCTTCGGGCGCGACATCTCCCTCGCGCCGCAGACGGTGACCGCCGCGCAGGTGATCGACCTCGGCGCCGAGCGCCTGTCGCGCGTGCGGATCGTCGGCGCGGATGGCCTCGGCATCGGCACCGGCTGGAGCGTCGATCTCGACGCCGGCGTCGTCACCATCATTGACCCCACCGGCTGGCCGCAGCCCGTGACGATCACCGGCCGCGTCGAGGACATGGTCCGCGTCTCCGACGTGCAGATCTCCGGCGACGTGACCTTCACCCGCCCGCTCACGCACCTGTTCCCGGTCGGCTCGACGGTTTCGTCGGCGCTGATGCTGGGCGACCAGCGCGCCCGCGTGTCGCACATCTTCGATCAGCTGACTTGGGACGGGACGTGGTCCGACAGCATCAAAGGCAGCGCTGCGACCGCGAGCTACGACGACGCGCAGTACCCGCCGGTCGTGACCAACGCCGGGGCAATTACCGAGCGCTGGGTTATCCGCTGGACCAACACCACCAGCATCGAAGTCATCGGCGAGCACGTCGGCGTCATCTACACCGGCCCGACATCGAGCGACGTCGCGCCGATGAATCCCGCGGCTGGGGCTCCGTACTTCCGCCTCAGCGCACTCGGCTTCGGCATCGGCTGGGGCGCGGGCAACGTCATCCGCCTCAACACCGTCGGCGCCCAACCGCCCATCTGGGCCGTGCTCACCGTGCAGCAGGGCGCCACCACCGTGATCGACGACGCGTGGGAGCTGCTCGCGCGCGGCGACGTCGATCGCCCGTAACTCCAGGAGTCCCCCATGCCGCTATCGACCTCGGTCAAATGGTTTCACAGCAACATGCCCGGTGCGCCCGTGCTCAACGCGAGCGCGGGCAGTCTTGTAGGCGTTCTCGATGCGTGCCTCATCAACGGTTGGGGGCTTGTCTCCGCCTCGTCGCTCGTAGTGGCCGATGGGGTCGCCACGATGACGTTCGCGACCGGGCACAGTTTCACTGCGCATACGGTCGCATTGGTAGACGGCGCGACGCCCGCCGAGCTCAATGGAGAAAAGCGGGTGCTCTCCATTACCGCCAACGCCATCACCTTCGAGGCGCCCGGCGTGCTGAATGGGGCCGCGACCGGCGCCATCACCGCGAAGCTCGCGCCGGCGGGATGGGGCATCGCGTTCCAGGACACCAATCGACGCGCGTACCGAGCCGCGCTGGGCAATCGGCATTACCTTCAGGTCGACGACACCAATACGGTGACCGGGTGGAACACCGGCAGTAATGCCGCGGCAACGAAAATCCGCGCCTGCGAGGGCATGACGGGCATCGCGACAGTCGAGAACGTGTTTCTCGATTCTTGGTGGCTCAAGTACGACTCGACGGCTGGCACCGCCGCCCGGCCCTGGTTCATCGTTGCTGACGATCGGCTGGTGTACGTCATCACTTCTCCGATCGGCTCCGATCCGTCGCGTGGGAGCGCGGGGTGTTTTGGCGAGACGGTCACTTTTAAGCCGGGCGATGCCTATCACACGATCGCCGTTGGAGGCGACTTCAGCGGGTCGACATCATCGCCGTCTACCGCGACGCAGCTCTCGTTCATGCGCTATGCGCTCCTCGGCGCGCTATGGTCCTCAGGTCATAAAGCGCTTGCGCGCCCCTATCATCAGATCCTATCGCAGGCACCTGTGACGATGTTTGGGAGTGGCTTGTCCGACAGGCTCGGTTTCGGCGGGGCCGCATACCCAAACGCTGCCGACAATGCACTGGTGGTGTCAGATGTATGGCTGCTGGAATCTGGCTCCATCCGCGGGCTCATGCCCGGGCTCCTGCAGCTCCTGCATACCCGGCCGATTTCCGATTTTCAGCTGATCGACGCCGGCGCAGTGCGCCCCGGAAGAAGATTGGTCGGCATGTCTGCACTGACATACACAAGCGGGGCTAACACCCTGCAATCGGGACAGGCGCTCTTCGACGTCACGGGGCCGTGGCGATGAACCACACAGACACGCGCATCGTCTCCTCCCTGTTGCGCGATGGGCCTGCGCCGTCGGTCGGCCCCGCGACCACGCGCCTGCTCTACGGGCGCCCCCCGAGCCTCCCGCCCGGCCCCGGGCGGGTAGCCGGAACAGTCCAAAAGACCGGATCACCGAATTCTCCCGTCGCTCGCCGCGTGCGTTTGACGCTGAACGACGCCCTCGACAACGCCGCGCCGGCCGCGCTCGAAACGTGGAGCGACCCGATAACCGGTGAGTACGAATTCATCGGACTCGCGCTCGGCGTCGCGTTTGCCGTCTGTTCGTTCGACCACACCGGCGAGCACAACGCCGTGATCGCCGCGCCGATCTACGCCGAGCCGATGCCATGACGGTCGAGATCTCCGCAGCGCTCGCCGCCGGGCGCCTCAACGGCACGGCCGCCGTGCTGAATGCCGTCGCCCCAGGCGCCTCCGTCCTGTTCTACGCCGCGACCGCGACCTCGGCTTTCGGCGAGACCCCGGCCGAGCCGCACCTCGTCGCCGTCCCGCTTACAAACCCGCTCGGCACCGTCGGCGACCCCGCGCCGGATCTCGGTATTACGCCCGCGCCGCTCGCCGTCCTCACGCTCATCGTCGAGCCTGCGCCTGAGGGGCAGGTATCGACGACCGGCACGATCGCGTGGGCGCGGATTCTCGACGGCGCCGGCGCCGAGCACATCCGCTGTCCGGTGGGGGCAGAGGGGTCCGGCGCGCCGATCGAGGTCGAAGCACTCGCGGTGTACGCCGGCGGGTACGTGCGCATCGTCAGCGGCGTGTTCTACTGATGAGCGACGCGCCGACGCCCGATCTGCTGTTCGCCGACCCGCCTCCGGCGGGCGGTGATTTGCTGTTCGGCGCGTCGTCGGCGCCATCCCCGTCGGTCGTCCGCGCAACGCTCGCCGTCGGGCTGCCGCTGCTGCAGCTCGCCGTGAGCGTTGCGCGGGTGCGCCGCATCTCCCTGGCGTTGTCGCTCCCCGCGCTGCAAATGCGGGCGGCCGCACAATGGGATAGCCGCACCGAGCGCCCGCTCGCCCACAACCTCGCGGCGCCGCACCAGCAAGCTGAGCGCTCGCCGGCCCCCGCATTGCGAGCGCCACACGACCAGGCCGCGCCGCTCGCCGTCGGCGCAGCCGTTCGGCATGAGGACGGCGCCCCGGCCGGGGAGCAGGCGGCGCTGCACCATCGCGACGCCGGACATACTCGCACCGCGGCAACGTCCCGTCATGCTGACGGCAGCGCAGTCCGCGCGCACCGCGCCGCCCCGCACCAGGACTCGATCCACGCCCGCCGCCAAATCCTCGCGCGCCATCGAGAGGCGGCCGGCCTGCGCGTCCGCCGCTCCGCGCAACATGAAGACGCGCTGCGCCTGCGCCGCAGCGGCACGAGCCGCTTCACCGCTGCCCGGTCGAGCGGCCTGTGGCAACACGCCGCCCACGGCCCTGCGCTCCCCGCCGGCCGCTGGCTCGCGCCCGAGCATCAAGACGCCCGCCGTCCGCCCCCGGGGCGTTACGTCCTCGTCCCCCCCGTCACCCCGCCCCCGCAGCCGTTCGAGGTCGCGCCGGATCTGCTCTTCTGCCAGCCGTTCCCGACCAGCGCCGATTTGCTGTTCGGGTGGGTATGCGGCGACACCCCCGCCGGCACCGTTGTCATCCCCATCCGTGAGGTCTATCTCGTGATCAACAGTTTCGCGCTCGTCCGCGCCGACACCGGCGAGCCCGTCGAGGTCGAGACTTTCTCCGCCTCGCTCGACGTCGATAGCTGGTGCTGGGGCTGGTCTGCGAACCTGCCGGCGTCGCTGATGCCGCTCGTCCGCTCGCCCGCGCTCGGCGAGCACGTCGAGTTGATCGCGACCCTCAACGGCACGCCGCTGCGCCTCGTCGTCGAGCGCATGGCGCGCGACCGCCGCTTCGGTGCATCCATGCTGCGGATCTCCGGCCGCAGCCGCGCCGCCTGGCTCGCCGACCCGCACGCCCCGATCGCTACCCGTTACAACACAGCAGCCTATACCGCGCAGCAGCTCCTCGCCGACGCGCTCACGGTCAATGGGGTGTCGATCGGCTGGTCGCTCGACTGGCGCATCGCCGACTGGCTCGTGCCTGCAGGCGCATGGAGCCACACCGGCACCTACATGGACGCCGCGACCCGCCTCGCCGAGGCCGGCGGCGGCTACGTGCAGGCGCACGACAGCGATCAGACGCTGATCGTCCTGCCGCGTTACCCGGCTGCGCCGTGGAACTGGGCGGCGCAGACGCCCGACATCGACCTCCCCGAGGATGTCTGCGAAGTCGAAGGCATCGAGTGGCAGGACAAGCCCGCGTACAACGCCGTGTGGGTCACCGGCGGCGAGTCCGGCCGCCGCGACCGCATCCGCCGCGCCGGCACAGCCGCCGACCGCACTGCGCCGACCCTCGTCGACCCGCTCGCCACGGCCCCCGAAATGACCCGCGCTCGCGGCCTTGCGGTGCTGGCCGACACCGGCCGCCAGGCCCACATCAGCCTGCGCCTACCCGTGCTCCCCGAGACCGGCATCATCCGCCCCGGCAAGCTCGTGCGCTACACCGAAGGCGGCAACACGCACCTCGGCCTCACCCGCGCCGTGCAGCTCGAGCAGCGCTTCCCCGACCTCTGGCAGACGATCAAGGTGGAAACCCATGAGCTGGAACCCATATAAGCGCCTCCTCGCCCTCGTCGCCGGCGCCCCCCTCGACGCCGGCCAGGTGACCGCCGTGACGACCGACGGCGTCACCGTGCAGCTCGTCGACGGCGCAACGATCCACGCCCGCGGCGAGGCAGCGGTGGGCGAGCATGTGTATGTGCGGGGCGGGGTGATCGAGGGGCCCGCGCCGGCGCTGGTGGGCGTGGATCAGGAGGTGTGAGGCGCGCGAGACGCCCAAAAGCAAAGAGACCGCCGCGGCGGTCTCTTTTACTCCTAGAGGAAAGCTAGGAAATCGATCTCGTGTTTAGATGCGGCAGTTAGCCGGGACGAGGCCATTTCGAGCAGCATCGTCGACCGCGCATGCCCACTCAATGTTGCCCGTAGGCACCGGATCAGCATTCAGCGCGCTGCCCCCAACCGTCGGCGTTAGAGTGATGTCGTTGCCGCTCATTGCGCCCGTTGCCGCGGCGTAGGTAATCGTGATTACCCCCGTGCCGTCTTCGATCGCGATGGTGGTAACGTTGTCAGTCGAGCCGCTCCACGTCCATCCGGACGTGGCTGCAGTCACGGCGCCTTGGCTGACGAATGTTTCTGCAACCGCTGCCTTGGCTGCCGAAGCGAGCCCCAACCCTTCAGTAACTCGCGCCCGGACCGTGTAATCCTGATAAGCCGGCAGCGCGACCGCCGCCAGAATGCCGATGATCGCGACGACGATCATCAGTTCGATCAGCGTAAAGCCTTGTTGAACCTTTTTCATGATGTTCCCCTTTCGAGATGTGCCACGGAAAACCCGCTTGGCAAGGGCATCGCAAGGGGCGTGCCAGGGCCGAGGCGTCCTATTTTCTGGGCCAGGTGGCATTTAAGGGTGTGACAGAGCGGAGCGGTGGCACACCCACCCGTGCCAAAGGTGCCGCCTGTCGCACCCCCCTGTGTCACAAACGCAGTTGCACGGCGGCCGCGCGCAGCCGCTCCCCGCGTTTCGCGCGAGGGGATAAACTATATTCTCCTCAGCCAGCCCGACCGAGCGCACATGCACTACATCTCCATCAACACGGCCGCGTCCCTCTCTGGACTCAGTAAGCGCACATTGTGGAGGCGGGTAGCGGACGGGCACCTTCGGGCGATCTCGACCGGTTCGGGTGAGCGGACGGGCATCGCGCTCGACGATGCAACCGCACTGTCCCGGCTGCGTCTCGCTGCCGAGGACGGCGAACTGATCGTCGCCGCCGATGCAGGCGACCCGGACGCACAATGCGACCTCGCGCTGATGTTTCTCGCACAGGACTACGCCGAATCCGCGCTGCCGTGGCTCGAAGCCGCTGCCCGCCAGTACCACGCCGAAGCGATGCACTGGCTCGGCCGCTGCTATATCGCCGGCAAGGGAGTGCCCGCCGACGAGAAGCTCGGCGCCGACTGGATCTCGAAGGCGGCCAGCCGCGGGCACAGCACGGCCTCGCACATGGTTCGGTATCTCGAATCCTCCGACCGTCCCCGCGAGCCCGCTGCTGTCGAAGCCGCGCTCGACGCGATCGAACGAAAAATTGTGCTTGCCGTCCTCGACGAGACCGCCTACTCGAGTCCGAGGTAA